TACTGGCAGCTGGACCCCCCTGAGCCCAGCAAGGCCACCACGTCGCAACGGGCCATCCGACTCAACAAGGCAATCACCTACTACAAACCCTTCATCAAGGAGGCGTTCTTGGCATCTGAGCCAGAACTTGCGAGGATACTGGCAGAAAACAAAGCTGAGCAGGAGCGCAACGCTATCGAGGAAGCCCAGTCCTCACAGTCGTCCTGGTCCCCCACCCCCCGCTAACCGCTGATGGCTTACTCCTACAACATCTACGCGGGCAACGGGTCGACCACCCAATACACCGTTGGCTTTCCCTACATCCGTAAGGAGCACATCGTTGCTTACGTCAACTACACACTGACGTCGGCCTTCACCTGGGTCAACGACAGCACCATCCAGTTCACGACAGCACCAGGGGCTGGGGTACGGGTTGAGATCAGGCGCCTGACGCCCTTGCCCGGCAACCTGGTTGACTTTGCAGACGGCTCGACGCTGGTCGCTGCTGACCTGGACACCACCAACAACCAGCACCTGTACAAGGAGCAGGAGCTCGACGACGACATCAAGCAATCGGTTTACGTGGACCCGACAACGGGCCTGCCGACGGCCAGTGGTCAACGGATCACCAACGTTGCAAACCCGGTAGCTGCACAAGACGTCGCCACCAAAAGCTATGCCGATGGCCTGCTGCCGCTGATCGTCAGTCCGACAACCCCAACCGCCCCGGCCGGTGGTTTTGTAACTGGTCGGGAATGGTTGCAGAACGACGCCAACAAGACCCTGAGTTACTGGACTGGTTCCGCCTGGTCTGGCATCACATCAGGCGGCACGTTCACTGTTCAGCCCACCGTCGTCTACGTCGATTCCGTCAACGGCAACGACAGCTTTGACGGTCACCGGATCATCAATCCGATGAAGACCATCAAGGCAGCTGTGGCCAGCGCCTCTGCTGGCTGGATCATCAAGGTGGTGCCTGGGGTCTACCAAGAGATCTTGCCCATCGACATCACGGTGGCCAACCTGTCGATTGTTGGCGAAGCACAGCGCTCTTGCTTTGTCCACCCAACACCAGCCACTGAGACCCAGATCATGTTCCGCTGTAATAGCGGGACCTACATCGACGGGTTCACGTTTGCAGGTCTCAAGGCCACAGGCACTCGTGGTGGCAATGCCATTGACAGCGACGCCACCTATGGCTTGCCCACTTCCCAGGGCTGGGTTGCGGGGTTCTACCCCGGCTGCAGCATCAAGAAAAGCCCATACATCAACAACTGCACTAACTTTGCCGATAGCGGTATCAACAACGCTGCGTTCGATCCAAACAACTACGCCGGTACTGGTGGTGACCTGACATCTGGCCCTGCTGGTGGTGGCATCATCGTTGATGGAAGCCTTCCAAGCGTCAGCAGCCCACTGCGGAGCTTCGTCGTCAACGAGTTTACCCAGGTGTGCCTGGATGGCCCTGGCTTGCTGGTGTGCAACAACGGTTACGCCCAGGCCGTGTCGTTCTTTGGCCTGTTCTGTCACTACCACGCCAAGGCGCTGTCTGGTGGTCAGATCAACATGGAGGTTGGCACCACTGACTTCGGTCGGTACGGCCTGATTGCTGACGGCAAGAGTTCCTCTGCGATCTTTACGGCTACCGCCAACGGTGCTGCGTCTGCTTCTGCCACCACCTTTGCCATCAATGCTCCGACAGCAGGTGGTTCCTGGTTTGGTGGTGCAACTCGTCCAGCCATCAACATGCTGGTCCAGATCGGTTCCGACATCTACCCGATCCTTAGTTCCACGGCCAACGGTGCTGGTTGGAACGTCGTCATCAGCCGCCCGAACCCCAGCAACAGGGCTCAAAACCTTGGCCTGATCAACAGCCACGCAAACGGCGCTGCTGTGTCGTTCTTCCTGCGGTCGATGGTCAGCACTGCGTCCCACACGATGGAGTACGCCGGGTCTGGCTGTGACTACAACGCCTTGCCAGAGAACGGCGGCGTACCTAATGAAACCAACGAGGTTGTTAACCGAAACAACGGCAAGGTTTGGCTGACCAGCACCGACCAGAGCGGTAAGTTCAAGGTGGGTGACACGTTTAACGTTGATCAACAGACGGGCTTTGTCACCATTGACCCGCAGTCAGTTGCTACCAACCTAATCTCTGATACGACGCCTGAGCTTGGCGGAAACCTGGATGTCCTCACTCGGAACATCTATAGCAGCGTTGGCAATGTCCAGATCAACGATGCGTTAAATGTCACTGGCCTTACAGGTCTTGGGGTCAGCACCCCTGCTTATAGATGTGATATTCAAGATGCATTAAACATCCGCATAGATGGAAGCAATTTTGCCAATTTGTATTTCAATGGTACTGGCACAAGAATAAGGTACAACGACGCAAGCGGGAACCTTAGTTTTATTACAAACAGCACCGAACGAGCATACGTTGGGTATTTAGGTGGGCTTTATGTTACAAGTGGAGGATTAGACATTGCCGCCGGCATCAAGTTCCCCGCAACCCAAGTCGCCAGCGCCGATCCAAACACCCTCGACGATTATGAAGAGGGGACGTGGACGCCGAGTGTTGGTGGAACTGCTACTTATACCACGCAATACGGCAAATATACAAAAATAGGAGATACAGTTTATGTTCAATGTAAATTGATAATTAATATTTTAGGAACTGGTTCGGCTTCAGCGGTTTCCGGCTTGCCTTTTAATCCCTCTGGAAGCGGATCGCTTTTTACAGTTTCCGTGGGCTATTTTCAATCGTTGGCTGTTTCCCCGGTACTCATAAACGCAACTTTATCAGCAAGTATTGCAACATTCTCCGGATTAACTGCCGCAGCCGCAAATATTACAAGCCCCTTAAATATATTAGGCAACGGTGCGCGAGTAGAATTTACCGCTATTTACAATATCTAATCTCCAGCCCGCAACCAGGCTTAAAACTACGACCCATCTAAACCTGTTCCTGCCAGTCGGCAGTTCCTAAAAATGAGTCTGATAAAGGAAGTCGTAATCGACAAAATCGAAGTCCTGGAATCTGGAGCCATCCAGGTCCGTCAGGCCACCCGCGTCCTAGAGGATGACGTGGTGCTGTCCACTTCGTACCACCGCCACGTGATCGAGCGTGGAGCTGACTTGACCAACGAAGACCCAAAGGTGGCTGCGGTTGCTACGGCTGCGTGGGCACTGGCCTGACCCGGATCCGCTGCTAACCTGCGTCGACGTAGACCCGCTGCCCGTGGACCCCGCCACCCTTGTTGCCTTTCTTGGCCTGGGCGGGGCTGGCGTCTCGGCCCTTTGGAAGATTGCCGGTGGTCTGGGTCGGTTTGAGGCCAAGACCACCACGATCTTGGGCGCGATGCAGGTCATGCTTCAGGACCACGAGGAGCGCCTTCGGGCCATTGAGCGCAAGTATTGAACCCGATCGAACAAAGCCTCGAGCTCGAGCTCAGTGAAGAGCGAGTCCAGCGGACGTTGCTGGACCTGTATCAAGACGAAGACTGGTCAGGCCTGCTGGCCACAGCAGAGCTGCTGAACACCGCTTGGCACCACGAGGTGATGGTGACCAGGTGGTTGGCCAAGGAAGCCACTGACAACTTGACGCGGCAATGGCAAACTGCAGCCAACATCCTTCCGTCCCATGAGCTCCTCGATCGCTGAGTACGTGGCCGTTGCAGTGGGCGTTCATGCCGCTGCTGTGGCCATTGTGAACATCACGCCCACCCCGAAGGACAACGAGGCCCTGGGCAAATACAGCAGAATGGCAGTCAAGCTGTACCGGGCCATCGAAATCCTGGCCGGCGTCATCACCCCGCTCGTAAAACGATGAAAGGCAAGAGCAAGACCGACAAGAAAGTGTCCAAGGTCATGCGGGAATTCAAGTCCGGTGGGCTCCACAGCGGCAAAGGTGGCCCAGTGGTCAAGAATCCCCGTCAAGCCTTGGCCATCGCGCTGTCACAGGCCGGCGTCAAGCGCAAAGGTCAGTAATTCCAGCGGATGCGGGGCCGCCCGGGGCGTATTCCGACGTGGATGAAGCCCTTGGGTGCCCCGTAGCCCAGCGAATACGGCCAATGCTTGTCAGCCCAGTCCTGCAGGGTGTAAACGGACGTCCCATCGATGTAAAAGTCGACGGCGCCCGTGTCTTCGGCGTTGTAGAGGTGTTCAGATTGCGCTGCACCACCCACCTGGGCGTTGATCTTGGGGGGACGGTAGCCGCTGGTGATGATTGCGGGCCCCATGAAGTGGTCTCTGGCCTTCTGGACGAACTGAGCCAGGACCAAGGCCGTGTCGCATTGGTGTTGGGCCACGAATCGACGGGCCTCTGACTGCTGGGTGAACTCCCCGTACGTCACGTTGGGGGTCAACTTGTAGCTAAACGGCGAGCTGGGCACAAACAGGCCCACTTTGGGCTCCGGAGCCGCCCTGTACGCCTCTGCAAAGTCCTCGAGCTGCTTGGGCGTCAGAGTTTCCTGGAGGCCATTCCAGGCCGCCAGTTGATGCGGCAGGCCCTGGTCGTACTTAGCTGCGCTTGCGAGACGAATAGCCGACATTGCTGGTTGTGAGTGGGGCTTTGGGAAAGATCTGGACGTTGTCCACCTTCCACGGGATACGTTCCCAGACATCGCACGTGGTCGCAACCTCCCAAGCCATCTCCTCGTTCTCGGCCATGACGACAGTCTGGAAAGAGCCAGGCTCCCGGGTACCCCCGTACCCAATAAAGACGCCTGGGAGGCGGATTACCCAGGCTCTGACGTTGGGCTTTTTACGCTCTGCGCTTGATCCAGCCCGTGGTGGCCGGGGCCGCAGCAAGATCTGTAATGCTGCCGCCCAGAAGGTTTCGGTCAAGAGCTCCTTCAAGGTCGCCCATGTACGCCTGAAGCTCCAGGTCCCAGAGTTCCGATTGCCGTTCCCGGATGGCGCGGTCTTCATCAATGGCCAGTGATTCGTTCCAGTATTGAACCGCACCGGCAAGGGCGTCCAGGCGGTCGTCGTGGGCCAAGCAGCCACGGTCGACGGTCAGGTGGGTCAACTGGTGAAACAACTGGTACGCCAGGCGCTTTTCGACGGCCTCGTCGTCACGGATCTTGGCGTCGCCTTCGATCACCGACCGGCTGACGATCAGCCGGTGTTGGTTCAGCACGGGCTCCAGGGCCGCAATGATGCGGCGCTCCTTCTGCACGTTGGACCTGACGGTCTCAATGGTGCATGGATGCTGCACCTGCAGGTACGGCTTCAGGAGGCTCTCCAGCATGCCTTGGCCGAACTGGTCCTCCAGGAGGATCAAGTTGACCTTCTGGCGCTTTGCAGCCGCTGCTAGGCCCTGCAGAACGGGTTCCGAGTACCCGTCCCGGTATGCACCGGACTCCAGCAGGAACAAGTTGCCGTTGAGGTGGGCCACGATGGCGTACGCGGTCTCGTCTAGGCCGCGGCCAGAGGGGTCAATGAACATGACGCAGCCCTGAAACGGCAGCCAAGTGCCATGGATGTAAGCCGGCCGGTAGTAATAATCGCCGTTGAAACCAACGACCGGCAGGTCTGAGATCCGGTACTCGGCACCAGAGCTCCACACGACCTTTTCTGGGCCGTGATCCGACACCTCGAGGACCATCAGGTCCGCCAGCTTCAACGGGAACCGTTCAGCGTCGCTGAGGCTTGTGTCCAGTTGGAACTGCAGGGCAAAGGCCGACCGTCCGTACGACGTCTCCCGCTCCAACAGGTCCATCTCACTGAAACGACCAGGGTCCGTGGGTTGGCCCACCTGGTCCAAGCAGTCCTCCAGAATTATCGGGGCCAGGTGGTCGCCGTATTTGACGGGCTTTTCGGGGTACCGGGCCGGCCAAATGCGCACCTGGTAAGCGCGTTGGGCCAGCTTGTTGTAGATCGACTCCTCGGTTTGGGGGGTACCAAGAAAAATGATCTCGCCACCGGGCTTGAGGATGGCGTTGTATTCGCCCACGGCAGCCAGGAGCTTCTCCCGCATGCCGACAGACCACGACGTCGTCGGTGTCTCCACGTCGTCAGACAGGATCAAGTCGGCCCGGGAACCCGTCAGCTGGCCAAAAATGCCGACTGCTTTGACTGACGGGCTTTGATCCGGAATCGCAGGCCTGACGTCAAACCGGTTCACAGCAGATCGTTGCTCATCCCGGTCCGGCTCCAGCGCTTGAAGAAGCGGCATCTCTTTAATGAGACGCAAGCAAAACATGGTGAAGTCATCGGCCCGGGTTTTCGAGGCCGACACCACCATGATTTTTTTTTGGGGGTTCAGGCGCAACAGCCACAACACGTAGGCCGCGGCCATCCAGGACTTACCAACACCTCGAAACGCCTCAACAATGCGGCGCTTGGAGCCGTGTTGCATGTAATGGGCGATGTCCAGCTGGATCGGCGTGGGATCCGGCAGGTTCAAATGTCGCCACACCAGGACCAGGAAGTAACGGAAGTCCGACGCAAGGGGTTCCGGGAGCCCGGTCCAAGCTGTGCTCACGCAAACACCCGATACGGGGCAGCAGGGGTCACCACAAACTCATCCCACCCATCAGGCAGAGTCCCAGCAAAGTTGACGTGCCAGCCATCGAGCACAGTCGGCGCAACAATTACGTCGCCGGTCTCTGGGTCGTACTCACCGCCACGGGTGATGGTGCCAACCACGTCAATGGCATGGTCGTGGGTGTAAGCAGTGAGCGTATCGTCAATAAGGAAGCCAGCCTCAGTGGCAGCAACGGTCCAGGCGGATTCGTCGGGAAAGCGTAGGAAGTTCATGATTGCGTGATCTGCTGAAGGGTGGTGTCGGCCAATCGGACGGGCCAGTAAGTGAGGCGTTTGATGGTGCCTCCAAACTGGTTGCTTCCAGAAATAGTGCCAATATTCAATGTTGAAGTTGCAGGCAAAGCCCCAGTGGTATCTGTTTGAATCGCACCTCCGTCTACGCTTCCGGCAAAATTATTAACTGCATAGGCATAGGATATTCGCTTTAATGCAGCAGTGCTCCAAGTTGCACCAAAACCAAATGTTGCTTGAGAGGTATTTGACACAAGTGTTTGAGCAACTGGCTGTAAGTCACTTTGGCGGAATATGCGGTGAACATCTCCAGCCGCACCGTCAATAGAGACGACTCCGCGACTGACAGCAGCAGAACCCATATAAGAAGAAGCCTCCGCAAACACCG